AAGACATGACCATCAGCACCAACAACACCAGTGTGACGCTGACCTACATCGACGCAACCCAGGGCTGGAGAATTTCATGAGCAACTTGAATCAGTTTCTAGGCAGCGGGGCAGACTTCCCGAACATCCGCCATATTTACTCCAGCACAACTTTCACTGCGGTCAAAACTGGCTGGCATCGTGCGACGTGCATCGGCGGCGGCGGGAGCGGAGGCGCGGCCAGCGGGGCGTCGGCTTGCGCTACCGGGGGAGGCGCCGGTGGATTTGTGCAGAAAACAATTTGGCTCGCTGTGGGCACGGCCTGCACCATTACGGTTGGCGGCGGCGGGGCTTCTGTGAACGTGACAGGTGGCACAGTCTCGGGCAATGCCGGCGGCAATACAACTTGGTCTGATGGGACCAATACGCTCACTGGTGGCGGCGGCGCTGCGGGCGCTGGCAGTACGGCTGCCACGGTCACTGGCGCGGCTGGCGGCACCGCGACCGGAGGGGATACCAATGTGGTTGGTGGGGGCTCTGGAACTGTCACGTTCTTTTCTACATCGAAGATGGCTTCCGGGGGTGGGGCGGTTGGCATTAATGGGACCGGGTTTGCGAGCGGAACGGTGTCGTCGTCGCTCGGCAGTTATGACGCATCGGGCGGCGCTGGAGTAGGTGGTGCAAGCGGCGCAGTGAGTGCTTCTTCTACGAACTCAGCTAGCGGCGGTGGCGGGGCAGGCGGCCCATCTGCTGCTGCTACGAATGCGGCGACCGTTGGCGGGCCTGACGTGATCAATGTTTCTACAGGGGCGGGCGCAGCCGGGGCCATGCCGTCTGGCGTGACGCGCAACCTTCTGCCGGTGCTTGGTTCGGGCGGCGGTGCCGCTAGCAACCCCGGCGGCGCTGGATCGTTTGGCGGTGGTGGCGGCGCAGCAAATAACAGTGTGGCTAGCGGCACTGGCGGGGCTGGCGGGATGCTGGCGGGGGGAGGCGGGGCAGGAACCAATAGCGCCCCCACAGCCGGGGCTGGAGGGCTAGGGGCTGGAGGCGGCGGCGCAGCAGGGCCAGCAGCAGGCGCAGCTACGTCTGGTGCCGGCGGCAACGGTCTCGTCATTGTGGAGTGGTAATCATGCGCTACAGAATCAACTCAACCAACCAAGTCATCATTGCTGACGCAGCCTTCATGGACGCGCACCACGCGGGTGACTATACGGTGCTGCCTGATGATCCGGCGCCAGCGCCGCCGACCGAATGGCTGATCGACATCGGCTCCTTCTTTGATCGCTTTGGCGCCGCCAAGATGGCTGTGCTCACCAGCGCGGACGCTGGCGTCAGAGCTATCTTGCAAGACATTCAGGTGCGCCAGTGGATTGACTTGCAACGCCCCGACGTGGCCAGCTCGCTCGCTTACGTGGGCAGTGTTGTGCCCAGTGTTACCGGGCCACTGCAGGCGACCATTTTGACGACACCTGTTGCTCCGGCTGAAAACTTGGTATTGCGCAAGCTGTTCTTTTAAGGAGCTCGACTATGGACCTCAATGCCAACGGGATCAAGATTGAAAAGCCAGCCGGACCTTCAGACGCCTATGAGGGAGGACTGCAGGTCATTCGTGACGCTCGGAACGTTACCGGCGGCTTTGCCGGGCACGTCAATGCAGCCAGCTACTGCTACACCCGCACCGGAGTAGACCAACGCGCGTTCGAGTGGAATCACCTGACCCTGCTCGACAACTACTCCAACTATGGAGAGAACTGCGCAGCCTATGATCAGACGAACGTGTACGGCGCGGGAGCTTCCTGGGGGCGTTGCATCGAGATCTGCGAATCTGATGTGCCGTCGAAGAACGCCCCCATGCGCTCGCTGGAGATCGACGTTGGCGCCTCTGGTCCTGACAATGGACAACGCTACGGCTTGCACATGGTCGTCAGTGATGGGCCGTTTGGGCGCCGTGGCATCCGAACGCAAGCGGAAGCCACGTATGCCTGCTATGGCGGTGCAAGTGGCAGTTCGCCCTGGGCGCGCTGGATGTACGGAGGATTCTTCCGTGACTACAAGAATGCCGGCTTGTACCTCAAGGGGGACAACTCGGTACGCGGCATCCACATTGAAGGCACGCACATAGTTTCCGTGGATTTGTCCGGGTCGACTGATCAGACAGCTATTCGCATGAAAGCCGGCCAGCGCATCTGCTTCGATGGATACGACGACATCTCTCTGTCCTGGGAAGGCGGCCGGCTGCGCCTGAAGAATCGCAACACTCCCATCTTCGAGATAGACACCAGCAACGGCAACGTCTACAAGAACGGCATCAAAGTCCTGTAGGAGAACTCATCATGGCATTCACAGCAGATCAACTCGCAGCTATCAAGGAATTCACCATGGCCAACCGGGGCAACCCAGAGTTGCTGATCCCGGCCATGGAGCAATTCGGTGTTGACGTGGGCACGTTGTCCCAGGCCACCGGTATCCCGGTGCAAGACTGGAACAACTATTTCACCAACGCAGGGGTGCGCGATGGCTGGCAGGGTGTTACCACTGTCAAATCCGCCTATGCAAAGCCCTTTGCGGGGCAGGACCCAAACGCTTCATATCTGAACGTGATGGGTCAACCAGCGGCTATGGCCCGCGACCCGTTGCACGACCCCAACGCTGCCGGCGTGCCCAACCCAGCAGCCGACGCGGCCGCCGCAGCGGCACCGGGCGTGGTGGTCGGAGGGTCAGCGCCCGGCACCACAGCAGCACAGAACCTCAACCCCATCCGCCAGGCTACCCCCGCGCCAACGGGCGGCATGGCTACCGGCCCCGCGCAAACGGCCCCGGTGGGTGGGGGTGTAGTGCAGCCAGGCACCGGCTACGGCGGCGGGGGCTACCCTACCCCCTACCCGGCCGGGCCAGCCGCACCCGCGCCGTCGCAGTTCAACACCCCGGTGCTGGACGCCTTGTACAACGCGCAGCAGCAACGCATGACGTCGCCTGCGCCCAGTTTCAATTTTCAACAGCACCTCAAACGAGGCGGTCCGGTGGTCGGAGCGCTGACGCGGGTCATTCGAGGAAAGTGAGTAAGTATGGACTCGCAAGAAAACTCCAACGGCACGGAAACGGTCGTGATCACACCCGCCGAAGTGGGCGACATGAGATCACTTCTGGGGTCTGTGCAGACGATGCCGCAGGCCCCTGAAGAGCCAGCTGTTGAAGTCTCCATGCCGATGACGCAGTACGAAGAACTCACCCCCGAAGACAAAGCGGGTATGGCCGAGCACGGTCGGTGGCTGGGCCAGGACTCGCTGGAGGTGGCGCTCCGCCGCGCGAGTGGGAACGAGAATAATGAAGCGTTCATCCGCATGTGCTTCCGCTGCGCTTCGGAGGAAGAATCCGCGCGCTCCGCTGGCACGTATCGTACGCTTGCGGAGCTGTCGGCCCAAGCTGCGGCGGACGCGGAAAACAACACGCCCAACGAGTAGCGCACCGGCTGCCCTAGGAGTTCAACATGTCGCACTTTGGTCGTCGCCGCCTTGACGATATCAGCATGGACATTGAAACAATGATTGCCGAAGAGGACGATCCGAAGCAACGCGCTTTCCTGATCGTGCTGAACAACATCAACAATTCCCTGCTCGCCAACACGATCACGGTGCGGGACATTGGTGGCAAGTTGGACTCCCACTTGGTCAACTACGAGAACAACGTGCGCAACTCGGACAAGTTGATCAACCGGGGCAAAGGTATGTGGGTGGTGTTTGCGTGGGTGATAGCCCTCGCACAGGCCGCTGCGTTGGCGGTTGGTACCTGGGCCGCGAAAGAGCTGTCCGACATTCACACCACCCAGCAGAACGCGCAGATTTACATCACACGGGTCGAGGCGCGCGTTCAGGCGGTGGAAAAGAAGGTGTTCGGACCATGAGCCCTAACCGCTTCAGCTCCTTGCCACCCTACTGCACTCGCTGTGGCAGCAACGAGCATACTGACGCAGAGTGCCGGGGCATGTTCCTGACCTTTGCGAAGTGGATTTTTATTGTGGTGCTGAGCATTGTGACCGGCATCATACTTGGAGGCTTGTATGAATAAAGAGGGTGAAGACCTGATCACGCAGTCCGAAGATATCCGACTCACTGCGTACCTATGCCCGGCTGGGGTGCCAACAATCGGACGCGGCCATACCGATGGGGTGACGTTGGAAGATGTGCGCAACAAGCGTACTATCACCCCAGAGGAAGAACGCTCTCTGTTCAAGTCCGATATGGTCAAGTGGGAGAAGGACGTGCGTGCCTTGTGTACGCGCGCACCTGACGAGTACCAACTGGCGGCGATGGTGAGCCTGGCCTTCAATATCGGTCTCGGCGGGCCCAAGAAGCCAGGCTTCAGCACCTCCACGGTATTGAAGGCATTCAACGCGGGCGACGACGCAGCCGCCGCGCGGGCCTTCCTGATGTGGAACAAGTACACCAACCCCAAGACCGGCAAGCGTGAGGTAAGCGAGGGGCTGGTGCTACGCCGGGCGCGCGAGGCCGCTTTGTACATGAAGGCCACCCCGCAGCAAGAGTACGTTCGGCTGGCCTCCGGCTCCCCAGACATGCCGCAAGAGGTAGCCGCACCCGTTACCATGGCCACCAGCAAGATCAATATCTCAGCGGCCGCTACGGGGGTGGGTGCCGCTACGGCCATGGCCACCAGCGTGCTGGACTCGCTCAACGGGTTCAAGACGAGTTTTGACAAGCTGGGGCACTGGGCAATACCGCTGATCCTGGCTGTGGTAATAGCGGGTGCGGCTTGGACCCTGTACGAGCGCCATCAACTGCGCAAGGACGGTGTAGTGTGATTCCCGCCTGGCTGCTCAGTCCTCGCCTGTGGGCCAGCCTGGCGCTGTCGGCCGCCGTGTGCGGCATGGTGTGGTGGCTGGACGACAACGGGTTCGCGCGCGGTAAGGCCGCCGTACAAGTCAAATTCGACGAGTACAAGGTCAAGCAGGAGGCCGCGTACAACAAACTCATCTCCGACAATGAGGTGAAGAGCCAAAAACTGAAAGGAGAAGCAGATGCGCAACGAACAATGGACGCGGCGGCTATCGCTATGGGTAACACTCGGTACGATGCTCTTGCTGCAAGCCTGCGAAACCGTCCCGGTCGCCCCGCCACAAACACAGCGGGTATGCCCACGGGTGCCGGACTTGGTACTGGAGGATGTACCGGAGCAGGATTGGCTCGGCCTGATGGAGAATTTCTTGCGTGGTACGCTATCAGCACATACCGACTACAAACTGCCCTCCGCAGCTGCAAAGCTCAATACGACAAAGTGAAGCGGTCGTACAACGGAGAATGATGTGGAAAATTTCACCTACTCACAGCTAGTGGAGATGATCCCCAGCTACATGGAGCGCCCGGACGCCGCACTCAGCGCGCGCATACCAACGTTCATTGCCCTGGCTGAGCGGCGCATCGCCACGGAGCTCAAGCAGCAGGGGTTCCAGGCCGTGGTAACTGGCACACTACCGACGACGTCGGTGATGAGCAAGCCCACGTTCTGGAAGTCCACCATCTCCTTCAACTACACCACGGCGGCCGGGAAGCGCGAGCAAATCAAACTGCGCTCGCTAGAGTACGTGCGCAACTACTGGCCCGACCCAGCGCTCACAGGTTCGCCGCGTTTCTACGCTGACTACAATGCAACACACTTCCTGTTGGGCCCGACCCCACCGGTCAGCCCGGCGCTCACCTTTGAACTGGTGTACTATGCCATGCTGGAACCGTTGACGGACACCAACGATAGCAACTGGATGACGCTCAATATCCCGCAGGTGCTGTTCTCTGCGTGTATGGTGGAGGCGTGCCGCTTTGCCAAGAGCGCAAAGCAAGCCGTGTGGGAGGACATGTACCAAGGGTCCGTCGGTAGTCTGAAGCAAGAGACCGCCGAGCGCACCACGGATCGCAACATTGTTGTGACGAGGGGCTGATGGCTGATACACTGTTTCAATTCACCAGCCAGCCTGGCATCCGCCGTGACGGCACGGAGCTGGATACCCCCTACTATGCTGACGGGGTGTGGGTGCGTTTCCAGCGCGGGCGCCCACGCAAAATGGGTGGCTACCAGGCTATGACCCGCCTGGCCAACGCGCCGGTGCGCTCGGTGATGGTGGACAGTCGGAGTGGTGTGAACTCCTCACACCTGTTCAGTCAGTGGGGCGTGCAGCGCGTGCAGTTCGCCGCTGATGGCTCCGCCGGCGTGATTGAGGACCGCACACCCATCGGGTTCACCAAGGACGCGAACCTCACGTGGTCACACGGCTCCATGTACTCTAGCACGGGCGGTGCATATTCGGCTATTATTGCTTCCTCCAGCCCGGACCTGTTGGACATTGCCAGCGACACGACAGGCTACATCTACGCCGGCAACATCGCCGACAACGCGCCACTTGTGAAGGTGGCGGACGGCTCCGGCGACATCCGCACCAGCGGCGGCGTCTGTGTGATGCAACCGTTCTTGGTGGTGTACGGGTCCAACGGGCTCATCCGCAACAGCAACGCCAACGACTACAGCACCGCTACCGGGTGGACAACGGGGGGTGCCAATAAGGCGCAGACCGGTAACTACGCGGGCACCAAAGTGATCTACGGGGCGGCGCTGCGTGGTGGTGGGCAGTCCCCTGCCGGGTTGTTCTGGGCACTGGATTCTCTGATCCGCATGTCTTACGTCGGCAGCACCGCGCTGTGGTCTTTTGACACCATCTCCAACCCGATGAGTATCCTGAGTAAGAAGGCCGTAGTCGAGCACGACGGCAAGTTCTTTTGGCCAGGTACGGATCGCTTCCTCTTCTACAATGGTGTGGTGCAGGAGCTCCCCAACCAGATGAACCTCAACTGGTTCTTTGATCACCTGAACTACGCGCACCAGAACAAAGTCTGGGGCACCAAGGTGGCGCGCTGGGGCGAGATTTGGTGGTTCTACCCGCGTGGCACGGACACGGAGTGCGGCCACGCGGTGATTTTCAACTACCGCGAGAATACGTGGTATGACGCTGTCAAGGAGCGCACAGCGGGGGCTCCGACGGGTGTGTTCAAGTCGCCCATCTGGGCCGGCCCGGAGGACCACTTCACCACCAAGCTCCTCACCACCGGGGTGCGGCTACAAAACTCCGCTATCACGCTGACCGGCTCCCCCACGCTCACATTCACGGATACCACGGGGGTGGTGAACGGTATGGTGGTGTCCGGCGCGGCTGGTATTCCCAACGGCACCACGGTGAGCGCCCACGGCGCCATCACCGTCACACTCAGCGCCAACGTCACAGCGGACGTAGCGGCCGGTACCACGCTGTATTTCACGAGTATGACCGCAGCGTTCACTCCGGGGGTCACAGTCACAGGCGGTACCTCCGGCGCTACCGGCATTGCGCGCCGGGTGCTCACCACCTCCATCAACGTGTCCGACGTGTCCGGCACCTTTGTGAGTGGCGAGGTGATCACCGGGCCGTCCTCCGCCACTGCGACGCTTCAGTCAGCACCCGAGGATCAACAACTCGACGCCCAGTATCAGCATGAAGTCGGCTGGGACAAGACAATCGGGCAGGACACCGTCGCCATTGAGTCCTCGTTCACGTCGCGCAACTTCGGGTTTGCAGTAGGTGCGCCGTTTGAGGACAGCGACAAGACGCTGGACCAGATGACCAGGATCATGCGCTTCGAGCCTGACTTCAATCAGGTTGGCGCGCTGACCGTTGACGTGGAGGGGCGGTCGTTCGCACAAGACGACGTCACAGTCCTCAGCTCCCACACGTTCACAGGGTCGGACGGAATTGTGGATATGGTGGATCAGGCGCGCATACTGCGGCTGAAAGTGACGAGCAACGTACTGGGTGGATTCTACGAACAGGGGCAGGTAATGGTGAAACTGGAACCTGGCGACGAGCGCGCCACAAAACTTGTATGAATATCAACTCCGTGACCCTCCCGCAGCCAGACGGGTTAAAATTCTCCGAGTGGGGTGCCATTGTGGCTGAGCAGTTGGCTCCGTATGGTGTGGCGGCCCCCTTGGGTGATAACAGCTGGAAGACCTGGGTGTGCGCGTTGTTCTACGTGCCTGAACTTGTGTCAATGAACATCCCCTCCGGTGACGGTTTTGACGACTGGGCCGAGTGGGCCAAGCAATTTATTGGTGCAGTGAGGTGACAACATGCCTTCAGGACTAGCGGAAGACGATTGGGACGGCGGTCTAGGCGACATGGCCGACGAGGCCAGTGCGGGCAACTGGAGCGACTTCTGGCCCACCGAGCAGGACGTCCCCGTGGAAGTAGACTATGGGGACGGCAACTACGGCTCCCCCACCCCCGAGGGTGTGGGTGGGACCTACGGCGGCGCGGGCAGTGGAGGTGACGGTGCTCTGGCCGGGTTGTTCAAGACCCTGGGCCTGACCAAAAAGGACGGCTCCGTGAACTGGGCGCAGCTCCTGGGCCTGGGAGGTGCCGCCGCGTCAATGATGGGGGGTAGTACATACAGCCCCCGTAGCCCTGCGCAGCTGCTGGCGTCTCTGCCGTCGAACGCACCAAATATGGCCCCGTTGAGCATGACCTCGATGCGGGCGGGCAATCAGCTGCCCACGTTAGCAGCCGCTAACCTGCCGTCACCTATCCAACCCGGCACACGCTACGCTGTGGGTGGCCCGGTAATGGGTGACGACGAAGTGGCGGAGGGTGAGGGGCCGCTGAGCGCTGTGTTCCAGGGTCCGGGCTTGGTGCAGGGTGCTGAAGGCGGGCAAAGCGACATGGTCCCCGCGCAGCTGTCACCGGGCGAGTATGTGTTCGACGCTGAGTCGGTGTCTATGCTGGGCGACGGCAACAACGCGGCCGGCGCGCAGCGGCTGGACGAACTGCGGCAAAGCCTCCGGGCGCACAAGCGTGACGCCCCGGACGACGACATTGCCCCACCCGCCAAGGGGCCGCTTGAATATCTCACTGGAGGTGCCGTATGAGTATCACAACCGGCCAAGTTGGCCCTGCAGTGGAAATCGCCACCGTCACGAACAAGGACCTGCCGTCTTGGTACCAGGACTACACCAGCAAGCTGGGCAAGAGCGGGGTGGACCTGGCACAGAACCTCAACCAGCAGCCGCTCCCCACCGCCAGCGTCGCGGGGTTCAACCCAGATCAGGTTCAGGCGTTTGACATGACCCGTGGCAGCATGGGCGCTTGGCAGCAACCCCTGGCACAAGCGGCCGGCGCCACGTCACAAATTGCCCCCACGGCCGCCAAGTTCATTGACTACGCGCAGGGTGCCGTAGGGGCGCCGGCCATGACCACAGCCGACGCGGTGCAACCCTGGGCACAGGGCGCGCAGGACGCCGCCAGCGGCAGCGCGCAGGATTGGACCACCCGGTATCAGCAATACATGAACCCGTATACCACAGCCGTGGTGGACAATATTGCGCGCCTGGGGCAGCGTAACTTTCAGGACAACATCATGCCGGGCATCCAGGACGCCATGATCGGCTCCGGGCAGTTCGGGTCTACACGGAATGCGGACATCCTGAGCCGTGCCGGGGTGCAGGCCGCCAACGACATCACCGGGCAGCAATCCGGCGCGCTGCAAGCCGGCTGGAACGCTAGCGCCGGCATATTCGCCAACGACGCCAACCGGGCGCAGCAACAACAGCAGCTCCAGGCACAGACCGCGCTGAGCGGCGGGAATATGATGAAAGACGCCCTCACTGGGGACGCCAACCGCGTGCAACAGCAAGGCCAGCTCCAGGCGCAGACCGCGCTGAGCGGGGCCACGGGGGCGGTGAACGCACTGAACACGGCGGCGGACAACGGCGGCGCCCTGGCGCAGACGTGGCAGACTATGAACAACACCGACATTGATCGGCTGATGGGTATCGGTAACAAGCAGCAAACGCTGCAGCAGACCGGCTACGACACCGCGCTGAGCAACGCCAACCTCGCCCGCACTGACCCGTGGACCCAGCTCAAGAACGCGCAGGGCCTGCTGAGTGGGGTGCAGCTCCCGTCCTCCACCACGCAGGTCAACTCCGGCCCTGCCAACTCGTACGGCCCCAGTCAGCTGAGCGGCGCCCTGGCGGCGCTGTTCGCTGCGCGGGGCATGCAGACCCCTTGAAAGTGAGCAACACATGAGCACACCCCGCGTGAGCGCCCGTGAGTCGGACCAGTTTGCGCAGCTCGACCCGGATCAGCAGGAATTGATCTACTCCGACATCGCGCGCAACGGTGTGGTGGACGACGGCACCCCGCTGTCCATCAACTTCAACAACCGGGGCAAGGCCATTACCGGCCCCGTATTTGCCAGCGACACCGCGCGCGCCCCGGCCGCCGTAGGGCCGTTGTCGGTAGCGACCCCGCCGCAGGAAGCCCCCGCCCCAGTCGGCCCCCTGGCGCAGATGGCACAGGCAGCACCACCCACGCGCGGGGTGGACATGGCCAGCATGTTGCAAGGGATGATGCCGCAGGAGGACCAGTCCAGCAAGTGGCTGGCCCTGGCGGCGGGGCTGGGCGCACCGACCAAGTCCGGGACGTTTGGTGAGACCGTTGGCAACGTCGCCTCTGCTATGCAGTCCTACAAAGCCCAGCAGGAGAAGCTGCGCTCCCAGTACATCCCACTTATCATGCAGCAGGTCGCCGCCCAGCAGGCCCGCGAGGAGCAGGCCGCCTACCGGCAGGAGGCCCAACTCGCCGCCCAGCAGGCCGCCCGTGCCGCCCAGCAAGAGCGCCTGGCCCAGTCCGCCCAGCAAGCCGAACTCACTCGGCAACAGCAGGCCGCCATAGCTGAGGAAAACCGAAAGTCACGCGAGGCTATCGCAGCTGAGAATAACGCGGCGCGGTCTTCACTGTCTGCGCAACGCAAGGAAGACAGCCTGCGCCCACCGCAGGGCTATGACTGGGGTCCCGCTGACGCGGACGGTAAGAAGACTCTGTACCCGGTCAAGGGCGGCCCGGCGGACACCAAGCTGGCTGGCGTATTCAACACGGACACAGCTATGCTGACGAACGCGCTCAGCTCATTCGACCGCCTGGCCACCTCCGCAAATGAGGTGCTGAATCATCCAGGACTACCTGGCATCACGGGGTTGCGCGGAGTGCTGCCCAACATCCCAGGCGGAGACGCGGCCAACGCGCAGTCGTTGCTGGCTACGCTCAAATCACAGGTCGGGTTCGGTGTGCTGCAAGACATGCGCAACAACTCCAAGACCGGAGGCGCCCTGGGCGCGGTGTCTGACGCAGAAGGTAAGCGACTGGAGAACAACTTGGCCGCACTGGAGAAGGCTCAGTCCTTGGAGCAGTTCCAGGCTCAGCTCAAGAAGATTGTGGACTACGCTCAGGAGGCCAAAGACCGGATGCGCTCCGCGTTCAACCTGAAGCACCCGGACTCCATTCCTCCTGCTCCCGCGCAGCCTCCTACACCCGGTACAGACCTGGCAGCCGCCGCTGCCGCCGAGCGCGCACGCCGGGCCGCGTTGAAAAAGTGAGGTGACTACGATGGACCTGTCCAAACTGTCCGACGCAGACCTAGCCGCCGTTGAGGCGGGGGACATGACCAAGGTGTCCGACGCCGGACTGCAGGTGTTGTCCGGTATACCCCCACCCAGCCCGAGCGTGGGCGGCAAGTTGCTGGACACCGCCAACGCCGCCGCCACCGGGTTCAACCGGGGTCTAGTGAACCTGCTGGGCTTGCCGGCAGACACCGCGCACAACGTAGTGGACCTGACCAAGGCGGCCTTGGGCACCCCCTGGCTGCTGGCCGGAAAGGTGCCTCCGCAGGCGTTGCAGCTGCAAGACAGAGCCAACGCGCTGGGCACAAGTGAGAACCTGCGCCGGGCGCTGACCGGTACCGCAGTGGGCAAGGCCGCTATCACCCCCTCCAACCCGGAGTATGAGGGTGGGTACGCACAGGCGGTGGGCGCGGGTATGGCGGGCGCGGGCACCCCTACGCAGGCGCTCATGGGGGTGATTAGCTCAGTGGCGGGTAAAGCTACAGCGGACGCTACAGGCAACCCGGCGGCCTCTATAGCTGCGGGTTTGCTGGCTCCGGCCCTGGCGCGCGGCGCGGTCACACGCAAGCTCGCTCCGGAGCAACGTACCGCAGCGGACGACACACTGGCCGCCGCGCAGAAAGAAGGCTATGTCGTGCAGCCCTCAAAAGTAGGGGCCGGGTGGCTCAACAACCGACTAGAGTCTATTGCGGGTACAATAGCGATCAGGCAGGACGCCAACACGCGCAACCAGGATACCACCAATCGTCTGATGGCGCGAAGTGTGGGACTGAAGCCCAATGAACTCACACCGGATAACCTTCAAGCCATCCGCGCGCAGGCATATGAAACCGGCTACGCCCCGGTGGACCGCATACCGCGCATTGATTCCACCCCCACCTACCGTCAGGCGCTGCGTGACCTGGAAGTGAAGATGGGTCGACCCATATCCCCAGTCAACGAGTTGCGCAACCCAGGGGTGAGTGCCCTCACTGACGACCTCAACCAGCAGTACCTGTCGGGAAAGGAAGCGAATCAGCTCATCCGCCAGCTGCGCGAGAAGGGCACCGCTAAGATCAACAGCTCCTACGGCAGTGCAGATGGAGACAAGACTCGCGAGCTGGGCAGCGCTATGCGGAAGGGTTCAGGCTTGCTGGAGAACCTCATCGTGGAGCACCTACAGGCGGCGGGTCCCAGCAACGTGGTGCCTAAGCTGCTAGACGCCCGCAAGGATATTGCCAAGACCTACACCGTCGAGAGCGCCCTCAACCCCGCCAATGGGGATGTGAATCCGGGGGTGTTGGCGGCTATGTACAGGAATAAGAAGCCCCTGTCAGGCGAGTCGGAGCTGGTGGGGCGGTTTGCGGCCGGGTTTCCTATGTTCAACCGACCGGGAGCTGCGACTCCCGCGCCTGGTATATCCGCCACAGAGGCCGCCGCCGTGCCCATGCTGGGCGCGTTGACGCGGACCGCTACGGGGGATCATGCTGGATGGTTGGCGGGGGGCCTTCCTCTACTGCGCTCGCCGGTACGGAACCTGATCTTGTCCAAGTATTATCAGCGGCTGTTTGCACACAGAAACGGAGGTCACGACATGACATTGTCGCCACAAGAACAAGCTGCGCTGGCGGCTTCGCTAGCTGGGCAAGGCAAGCTGGACGGGAGCCCGTGATGCCGGGGCCGTTGACACAAACCGCAGAGGCCCCGCTGGTGTTGAAGGGGTGGTCGGACCGGATGACCGACCCGGAGGGGCCGCTGGTACGCGCTTCCAACGCTGAGCTCGACAAGCTGCCCCAGGGCGCGGATCCTGCGTCGTGGTTGAAGAGGCTGCAGCAGCTAACGCAAACGGCCGACTACGCAGCGAGCGCCGCCTTCCCCAACAGCGCCCGCGACTCTAGTTTCAAGAACGCTTACCGGCACAGCCTGGGCACCGGGTTGCTCGCTCAGCAGCTGCCGGGCGGGCCGCAACTACCCGTGGCGCTGGCCAAGCTGGCCGGGTACACCTGGGAGGCGCCCGGCACCGCTGAGAACCTGAAGGACCCGGCCAAGATGACAGACATGCGGCACGACCTCAACGCGAACTCGATAGGCGCCGAGGCAGCCCCGTATTTCGCTACTCCGCGTGAACTGTCGCTGTACCTGCTGCGGAAGGCGCTTCAGTCGCGTGCAGAGGCTCCTCCAATAGCCACGCAATTTTCGCCCGGATACTTGACACGTACTGTAGAGTAAGCCAGACGCACAGCACCAGCAACGCCCCGGACAATGGGCCCATCAGGTCCGCGTACAAAGGATTCCCGGTCAGTGGGTAGAAGGGGCTCATATCCGAGTGAACCAAGGCGTCCAGCACCACGTGGGACAACCCACCCAGCACGGCCCCCAGCCACCACTTGAGCGACCAAAAGCATAGCACACCGACAAATAACATCAGCCATGCTATGCCGTAAAGCGAATGCTCCACTCCATGCACTGGTCCTCCGTAGCCAGTGGCCCACCACACAACAGCGGGCAGGTCCACCCATACGTTGACCAACACGAACGAGACGTTGCTGACGCGCCCCGGCGCTAGGTGGTTGACCGGGGCGAGCACGCCAAAGTGCAGCGGTGTGATAGGCATAGCGGTTACTCCTGTTTGACGTACCCGGAATTCGGATACGAACCAGCTATATCTTCTAACTCTTTGCGCACCAAGTCAAGCGATTTTGCCGTGGGGTTGTGCACCAGCATGAACAAAATAGCCTGCTCCTGTGTCGTGATGTGCGGGTTGGCAGCAATGAACCTAGTCAGCGCGTTATCGCGGCAACTGTAGGGCAGGTTCTGTGATGCCTGGTACAGCGGGTCAGCGGCCAGCACTTCCATCAGCTTGCGCGTGAAGTGGATGGCCTTCAGCACGTCCTTCAGTCCGTCCTTCTTGGAGTGGCGGGCCGTGTACTTGCTAGCGACCCCTGTGAAGTACCCCATTCCCGCCTCCGCCACCATGTCCCAGTGCTGGTAGGCGGCTTTGTAGTGGTCTCCACCCACTTGCATGTCGTTTGCCGAGGTCATGACGGTTCTCCAGTTGCGGTTGATACGATATCTATCACGCGGGTGTAGTCCTCCTTGGGGAGGTGCACACTGTTGCCCACGGTTTGCAGGATGTACTCCATGTACCGATCAGCCACGTCAAGCAGCAGCTGGTTGCCCATGCGCACTTCGTACAGACACTTGAGGTACCCGGCAAAGTTGTCGCTGAATGACAACACCTCGGCCTCCAAGGGGGTAAGCGCGGCTTCGTAGTCTTCCATACCTGCGGCCGCAAACATGATCGCTTCTTCCTGCCTGAAGGAGTCGCGCAGGCCGGGTATGCGCTTCTTCGTGTGGGAAGGAACATCGCCTAGTTCGTGCTCAGGCAGGTCGTGTGCCAAGCAGGCCAACAGCAGCTCAGCGCGGGGCTTGCCACCCATGAGGATGGTAGCAATCCAAGCAACGATGAAGCTATGCTCCGCTACGCTTTCGGGCTTGAGGGTCACGCGGGTGTGAAAGCGGGTCACGCGGCCTCCGTTCAGGACCATGTCCAGTATGAGCTTAGACATGGAGGGCTTTCTCTTTGGCTGCGGCCTCGCGGCGGTCCAGCCACTCCATGGCGGCCTGCTTCCAATCCGGCGCTTGGCACTGCGTCAGCGCGTACCGGGCGCCACGGTAGTCTCCATACTTGTACTCCCTGTGAGACCGCATCATGGGCGCGAACACGTGGTGCAGGAATGGGTGGTCGTCGCGTGTGGATTCGCACGGATCACAGGCCAGCCGCTCACAGGAATTCAGGAATTCGTTCAAACGAACTCCCAGCAAATTGAACGGACGGACGGCCTGTCCATGGTGCGCGTAGTGATCTTTGGACACGTACGCTACGCGCCACCCTTCATCGTACTGTCGAATCAACCGCGCAACGTCCGGCCGGTCCGTGTACGTGTGGTAGTTGTTGCTGAACTGGTAGTACACGCCTACGGGCAAGCCCAGCGCCGAAGCTAGCACTTCTTGCAGGAAGCTCATGTGCACAGCGTTGGCCCCGTAGGCGCCCCACACAATGTCATTGCTGCGGTTGCACACGGTCATGTCCAGGCAGTTCTTCGTGGCGTCAAAGTACACGTTCGTGTTGCAGGGCACGTCCTTGCTGCTGTGGGCGTTCAGCAAGTCAGACGAAGGGTTCCACATCTGCAGCACCGCGCGCCGGGTGTTGCGGTCCTTGCACAGCAGATCGTAGACTGCGAACAGCTGATCAAACGCAAACGCCCGACGCCAGCGGTGGCCATACGCGCCGTGCAGGACACCGTTCTCGTCGGCGAATGTCTCCATGGTCTTTGCGTAGCGTCCCACGCTTTGCGCGTCGTTGCGCCCCGCGAGCATCCATACACACTCGTACAGGTGGAAGAACGGGTTGGCGTCACGCAACGAGCTGAACATCACACGCTCCCAGGGGCGGTTGTACACCGTCAGCACAGGCCCCGGCGCTACCAGCACCGTGCCGTTACGGCTGGGCGCCGCGCTACCGCAGGCGGCCAGGTAGCGCAGCCCGTACTCCAGCGCCTCGTTCACGTTGGTCACATCTATAATCTTGGCCATTCTCACTTCTCCTTCGGTTGATGATACAATGCGCGCGGGCGACCTTCACCCAACCTCACACGCATATACTTGTCGTATTCGCATAGACAATTTTGCAGGTCTTGTCCTGTGATCCTACCCACGCGGGTATATTGAATCAGGTAGGGTATCACCTCAGCCCGCAGCGCTTCAAACGCTTTGCGCCAGGTCTGCTCCTTCCACGGTGTGTCCTTAGCCATGCCTTGAAGCCGGTTGAGACCACGAAGACTACCCGGCCCGCTCGCCGCCCAGGTCCACCAGTCGTTAGCGTGGCGCAACGGGGAACCCTGTGCGTACTTGACGTCGGCCACTACTTGGGCCGCCATGAAGTTGCCCATGTCGCGCCACTGGGTCAGGCGGCGGTGGAACGCTTCCAGTGTATCGCCTGCGCGTGGGCGTACCGCGCTGCGGGCACCCCACATAGGGGTCAGCACGTACTCAGCTAGATACGCAGCCTTTGTTCCGCCCACCACTGCGTCCGCCCGCACCATGTAGGCACCCGTGAACACTTTCTCTCCTCGCTCCTTGCGGGAGTCCATGAGCTTCACAAAGCTACGCGGATTCCATGGCAAGGGGGGGCCTAGTTCAGCCAGCGTAGGCCACCAGTTCACCAAGCGCGCCACCACCATAGCAAACCACACATCTTCGTGATCAGAAAGCGGGTGCAGCCAGTTAGCGTGTATTAGGCGCGTTTCCCTGTCGTCGTTGCGCCGGACATTGCAAAAGCGGTACGCTTGCAGCACTGGGTCTGCGGTCCACGGCCACGGCTCTCCGGCTTCCTTCTTGACGCGGATGCGTTCACGCTCTTCTATGAACCGAATGAGCGCGGAAGCGTTCATGGCTCGTTCCTCAGCGTCACGCCGAACAGCTTCAGCACGCCCGTCACTGGGTGCTCGTAGTCCAGGTCCACAATGCGTACCAAGGAACCCAGGCGGCGCATCTGGTCCTTGGTGCGGAGCACGTTGTCAAACTTGCTTGCTGTGTTGTGCGGGTTCACCGGCTCCAGGTTGCCCTTAGCCGCGCGCCGGGCCGCAATACGGTCCAGGCACGTCACCAGCGGAGTGTCCAGGAATGCGAATGTGCAGTCGGCGGCGCCGGATTCCTGCAGCGCGTGCATAGCGTGCCCAATACTGCCATACGACGAGCTGACCAACGCACCCTCGAACAATACGTGCATACCCGCCGCGTTGGCGCTGTGCACCATGGGCCAGATGTCAGAGTATGGCTGAACCGCGTCGCACCCACCGCACGCGGTATGGTACGGACCCACGACGAACAAGCGTTTCAGCGGGCTGAGCGTCACCTCGTACCCGTAGGGCCGCTTGTCCTCAGGATTGTAGAACTTGGGCACATGGGGGTACTTGTCCAGAATCTTTTTGACGATTGTGGACTTGCCGCTGCCGTGAGTGCCGCGAATTGATACGACTTGGGGTTTCATGATATCGCTTTCACGAATTGGAGCGCCTGCCACGCGGCCAACACAGTGCCGTTCTTGGCCCCGCCGGTGCTGACCCAGACCTTGGGGCTCACTTGCTGAAAATAGCCCGCCTTGTTGCCCTCAACGTAGGGGCGTGCGCCAATAGTCACCTTGGGCTTGAACACGGAAGGCTTGCCAAGCATAGCGTGTCCGCGCTGCATAGTTTTTGCGACGCGGTCGGCTTCTTCCTTGATCCAGGTCTTTGCAATCAGCGCGGTACCGTCGCCAAACCACACGCGCTTGCGGTCCAGGTTGAACCCTACGGACTGCTTGTAGGGGGCGTAGACCTGGATACGCGGGTCCGCAAGCTGCCCATTCATGACCAGGCTGCACCCGTACAGACCCCGCACGGCGGGCATGTCCTTGACCAGCTCCTGGCTCCAGATGCCTGTGGCTACGAGCACCGCGTCAGCGCGGAGCTTGCCCTTGCGGTTGGTACCCGCGCTGAACGGTTCGGCGTATTCCACCCAGCCGTCACCCACGCTCAGCACACGGGCCTCCAGGTCCGGCTCGTGCAGCACGTCCCCCAGGCTCACCCGCTGAGCGCGGAAGTCCTTCATCAGGTTGGTGCGAAACGTGATGTCATGCACCGGGTACAAACTGTGCAGCACAGTCATGGCGTCCGCCACAGCTGACTTTTCCAGGCTGCTCAGCCAGCTGGGCGCTAGTACGCAACCGGACGCGGGTGAGGCCGCGTAGGCGCGCTCCTCGTTCACCACGGTGACGTTGTGGCCGTGGGCACGGGCTAGGGCAGCCGCTACACTGCCGAACAAGCCGGAACCGACCACGATAATGTTACGACGTTTTGTCATAGCGGAGACCTTCCTTGATTAGGGCGTCAATTTCTGATTGGGTCATGACGTAATTGCGCGGCGCGCCGGGTGGCACGTCCAGCTCGGTGAACTCGTGCGCTGCCCAGGGTAGCGGGGTGTGCGCAAACACTTCGCCCGTAGGTACCCGGCCCCAGCACAGATGCCCCAGGCTGACGTCCAGTCCCAAGCCGCCGCTGGAACTGCAAAGCGACTTAGTGCACACGTTGCCAGCTTCCTTCATGGGCTTCAGCGTGGCCTCGTACAGCCGTGTAGCGTAGCCCTTGCGCCGGTGCTCTGGCAGTGTGTAAGCCCCGTACCAGTTAGCGCAGGGCTCAAACTTGCCGTTGGCGCGCTTGCCAATCTTCGTGCTATTGAGCGACAACGGCACCCCGCGCGCATTGTACAGCACCCAGGTGGTAGCTGACCAGAATGCGTACATCCTCAATTCGTTGAGTAGTGGGTGGTCTTCTGCTCCGTGCTCTTTCATCAACCGCACCAGCGCGCTGGCGGCCTTGGAATCCCCGTGAGGCAGCGTTTCAATTTTCACAGCTTCAACTCCAGTTGTGACGGCGCCGCTTTCGGCATTGAGCCACGGAGCTGCGCCGCTAGGTCGCCCCAGCCTTCCAGCCCGTGGGTAATTTCCCGCGTGTCTTTGCCCATTGGATAGTGGCCCTTCAGGTGAGATTTGTACTTGCAGAAAATCGTTTCAATCTCCTGCACGTTGACTTGCCGGTCTCCACTGGGCGGGGCCTTGTGGTGGCGGAATATCTTGACATAGTGGGCCACAGTCCATGCCAGCTCATCGTCTGTGATTGGGTACTCCCACGGTACTGTGGATAGCTGGCCGCGTGGGTTTTCCTCCTGAAACGCTACGGCGGCGCCCTGGCGCGGGTCCTTGTAGATGCCCAGGTGGCAATCGCTGAAGTCGGTGTCGTAGCCCAGCACACGCTCACTCATGTCCGCAATTTTGAATGCAATCCACTCGCCAAATCCTCGGTGCCTCTGCACTGCCGAGGCAACCGACTTGTACGTGTGGCAGGCATACCCATGCGGGGCGCCTATGAAGCCCTCTACGGCCTGCTCTGCACCTTTGGGGTAGAGGCTGATGAGGCTGGCCATGCTAGCTACGGCCTGGGCGCCTCGGTAGTGCCGGCGCTCACCCCCGCGCGGGTAGGGCTTGGTGCCGTCGATGCTGGTGGTGTTGACCGCAGCCGCCATCATCGCTGCCCAGTAGCGCTTGGGCTGCTTGATCTCGGCTAGCCGCGCCGCCAGGCCCAGGTGATAGAAACACCAGTACGCCACACACAACCGGGCCAGCGTAGGGCGGTCCAACTGAGCCCTGTGAAGGGCTACGTATACCGGATCAAGATCGTCGGTACGTAGCAGTTGCTTACCGAATTCTATTATTGAGTTCACAGAGCATCTTTCTTTGTGTGTAGGCGTTCCATGTGAGCGCGGAATTTGGGGCTGGCTTTCAAAGCGATGCCTATATTAGCCTTGTGCTCAGCAGACTTAGGTAGTTTGTTAAACTCGTACAAGTGACCTTGTCTACCCTTAGCAGCGGAGTCTAACATATTCTCTTTGTTAGTCCCCCACCATAGGTGAAACGGATTTACGCAGCTGGGGTTGTCACAATGGTGGCATGCTAGCTGATCTGACCTATCTCTACGCATTCCTGCAAGCCAAAGAGATATGTGTGTAGCGTTTGCATATCCCAGATACCCATAACCTTTACGGTTGGACTTCCCCTTCCAAAGCCAGCAATCAGTTGGCGCACACACATCTACAAGAGTATAGAACCTCTCCAGGAACTGCGCATCCGGGTCTAAATTCAGATGTGCAGTTCCTCTGGCTGTTACGGAAGCCATGGCTTCCGCGCTCAGGCCTTGGCGGGTTCGAAGATGCCCTTGCCCACGCAGTACGGAAAGTACGTGCCCATCTTGGCGTCGGCAGCGCGCCCGCCCCAGTGCTGTTCCAGTGCTTCGCGGGTGAAGGTCTTCAGGCCGCGCGCCACTTCGACGTACTCGAGCAGGAAGCCACGCTTGACGGAGTCTGTATTGGCCAGCTTGTACTTGGTGTTGTCCGCCACGCGGGTGCGCGCCGGCTTGTCGCTTGCAGCCGGGGCTGCGGCTGCCTTGGCTGCCTTGGCCGGGGCGGCTGCCTTGGCGGGGGTGGCCTTGGTTGCCTTGGCGGGGGCTGCGGTGGGCTTTGCCGCCTTGGCGGGGGCCGCCTTGGCGGGGGCCGCGGGTTTCAGTTGAGCGGCGGCGGCCAGTGCGGCGAACGGATTCTTGGCCGGGGCTGCTGCGGCAGTCTTTGCGGTCTTGGCCGGGGCGGCCTTGGTGGTTTTTGCCATGATATACTTTCTGATTGACGATTCGAACGTTGGATAGAGAGTGGAGGGGTCCTCCACTATTCCGCGCAGGAGTTCGCTAACCTGCGCAGGAATTTTACGGTACTGCGCGGCGCCGAGATACAACTCGGCAGCGCGACGGACCGGATATTCTGGGTATTCTGTCCACTCAGCGTCAAACGCCTTGAGGGTAGTCTTTTCAAGACTGAGTGCAGCGAGCGTGATGTACGATACGCCGCTGGGGGTGCGGCTGAGTACGATGCAAGTGCGGCGTTGATCATGATAGACTGAAGGCATTTGAGGCTCCTATTTCGTGGTAGAGTTACGGCTCTGAGATAGGAGTATCGTGGTTTCGTAATCGTTAGTAAAGCGAAATTTTAATACCTTACCGAATTGTAAGGTTATAGGCGTTGCCGCGAAAGAATAGCCTCCAGGAAGGCGTCCTGCCCGCGCTTCTTGCTCCTGAGCGCGGCCACCACAGACTCCTCCACCGAGTCCCGCATCATCAAGTAGTAACTGTTGACGTGAAAAGCCGTGTTGCCTTGGCGCATGAGACGACGCACGTACTGGTCGAACAGCTCGAAGTCCCACGTGAGAGTGAACCAGATAATGTTGTGTGCCCCGCTGCTTTGCAGGTTGAGACCGTGCCCAATGGAGGCCGGGTGCCCTGCCACCATATTCAACGTACCCGCGTTCCACTCCTTTTCCAATGCCTGATCCTTCTTCTCACTCTCACCGAAGACACGGAGGTCAGGTAGCAACTTGCGTAGCCGCTCTAGGTCGTGGTTGAATTCGTACGCTATGAGCACCTGCTGCCCCTGCAGCTCTTCCAGCAACTCGCTGATAGCCGTCAGCTTCTCCTTATGCACCTCTGTCCAACGGCGCGGCCCCGCTATCTTCATGTTCGTAATGGGGTCCACTGCAGGCAAGTACACTGCGCCGGAGCACAACTGACGACAAGTCATATTCGCGCTAGCCGCATTGGGGGCAGTGAGTATTTCGTTTGCCAGGATTGCCAACAGGTCGTTCTCCATAGCGTCGTACACGCTGCGTACAGCGGGGGGTAGGTCTAACTTAATGGGGTAGTGCCGCAGCTGGGGGAGCTGCATATGATCCTCCGCTGATAGTCTCAAGGCTAGCGGGGCAACACGCTCGTATATTTCCTCCTCTGCTCCGGTCTTGGGCCTGTAATTGAACCCCATCTTGTCTGTAGCCACGAAATACTGCGCCCGATAATACGTCACAAACTGCCCCAGGCTGCGCCCCCCGTCCAGCACATAGCACTGACCGAATAGGTCCAGCAACCCGTTGCTAGCGGGGCTGCCGGTCAGTCCGTAGCGCCTGTCGAACTTCGGCAGCCACGGCTTAATGCGCTTGAATCGCTCTGTATCAGTGTGCTTGAATTTGCTCAACTCATCCAGCACCAAGATGTTCACCTTCTCCATCAACAACTTACCCGCCGGGGTGAGGAACGTGCGGTAAGTCTTACCCGGCTTGCCGGTGTGCGGGTTGATAGGTTTTTCCCGACCGAACAGCCACGGTATGGTGTCGTGATTGGTGACGTAGATGTCGTGATCTTCCTGCAGGACTTGCATCTTCTTATCGCCATGTAGCACGCCAATGCTCAGACCCTTAAAGTCTTCCCACTTGTCGCGCTCAGCTGGCCACACCAGCTTAGCCGGGCGTAGCGGAGCTATCACTAGGCACCCGCGCATCATCCCGTCCCGCTTCAGCACCTTCAACGCGGCCATTGTGATGCTAGTCTTCCCCAGTCCTGGGTCTAGAAACAGCGCGGCGGCGCCCCGTTCTAGCAAGAACTTCACCGCCTTTTTCTGGTACGCATGCGGAGCCCAACGCTGCGGCGTAGCGCGCTGGGTCTTGGGTTGCCCAACCTGCCCCAACGGCGGAGTCCACTGCGGCTTTGATGGCGCGGAGGGCTTCTTCTTCTGTGTCATGTGTTTCCACCTCATATCCGTTATATAGCAGCATCGCGTGGATGAGCTTCTGTCGTTCTGAGCGCAGCGCGCCGGGCACCTTGAACTCTATCAGCAGGGGCCGCCCGCCCGGTATGAAAAACACCCGGTCAGGCCAGCCCGTGTTGCCTTGCACGTTGAGCTTGAGCGAGCGCACTCCCAGCTCCAGTAGCGCCCGCTCGCAGGTGCGCGCCTCAATGCCCGCTTCAAGCATACCACCGCCTCAGCATCTCAATATCCGGGCTGCGGCGCGCCACGCGGCGGAACCCGTAGCTCCGGTACAGCGCTTGCAGTTGTTTCTCAGTCAACCGGGGCTCCGGGCCGTGTGGGGCGCAGTACAGCCACAGGTCCACGTGCTCTTTTGTAGCCCACTCGGTAGCTGCGCTCAGCAGTGCGTGCGCGTACCCCCGCCCCCGCCCGTTAGGGGGCACCCATAGCTCAGTCAAAAACAGCAGCTCTGTGTCCGGGCGGGAGTGAGCCTGTAGGGTAGCCGCGTCACACGCCGCTAGCAGCACTGAGCCACGCGCACGGGGCGGCCCCACGTACCAGCGGTGTAGGGGCCAAACTTCAGCAGTCACTGCATCACCAACGTAGGGTGAAGTTTGAACAGCTCGATAGCGTGCAACGCTTGGCTCTTGGCATCATCCAGCGCGTTGTGGTATGTACCCACCCGCACGAGCTTAGGGCCGGGGGCAATGTTCTTCAGCGTGCGGTAGCACCGTCCGTTCCAGGCAATCCACGTCTGCTTCAACTCAGCCGCGTCGTAAGCGCAGGCCAATATGGGGTTGTCAAAGTCCGCCCCGTTGCCCCAGAGCTTGACGTTGGTGCGCAGCTTGAGGAATGCGTGGAACTCGCCCAGCACCTGGTGTACCGTGGGTGCGTCCTTGGCTTCTGCCAGCGTGATAACTTTGCGGGCCTCGGGTGACTGCTTATTCCACCAGGCGATAGTGCCAGCGTCTTCGCGCAACCCCAGTTCCTGGCAATGCAAACGACTCACCGGCCGGTAGAACTCTTCACCCAGCCCATTCTCGTCAAAGTACACCGCCCCAATGCTCAGGATAGAACAACCGGGCACAGTGCCCAGCGTTTCAAGGTCAACCATTACATGTTTCATCTACATTCTCCTTCTGTTAATACCTGCACAACCCTGGTCCACCCTCGGACTTTTTGCTTTGCCCAAACCAGCAGAACCTGCACATAGCGTTCGGCTTGGGAACGAACTTGGTGTCCACCATCATAGGCTTCACCCGCGAGTCCCAGCTCTTGCGCAACTTGGCCACGTCAGCGGGGAAATACCGCGCTGGCTCCGCTGGGTACATCTGCCCCACGTCGGTCCACCCGATGCGCACTTGCACCTCCTTCAGGTGCGGGTGCAGCAAGAACGCCGCCAGCGCGTACAGCTCCAGCTGCTCCATATACTCCAACTTCTTGTAATCGTTGGGCTTGCCGGACTTCCAGTCCGTCACCACCATCACGCCCTCAGACACAAAGTGCGCGCAGTCCAACTTGATACGCACCCAGCAGTTGATCCAATCGTTCCAGGCCGTCTCAGTCCACGTAGAGGTGAACGCCCAGTTGTCTTCCACCACCATGGGGAGGGACTTCTTCTTGAACAAGACGCGCAGCATCTTGAACTCGTCCTTGAACAGCTCCAGCTCGGGTGCGAGCTTCTTAGCTGTGCCCTTGATGTACTGCTCAGCGTCCTCGTGAATCTTGCTGCCGCGTTCCATAGCCGGATTAGACGGCTCGCGCACTTTGTCAATGTGCTTGAGCTTGGCCTTCAGCGGGCACTGACGCCAGTCGCTGTAACGCGAGTAGGACCAGCTTGTGAGCTGGGGGGGCTTGACGGGTTTTGTCTTGGTTGCCATGTGTTGTCTCCTGGTTAAACTGATGCGCCAAATGCGAAGTGACGGACGTTACGTTCGTTTGCCATAATCTGCCCCGTAATTATTCGACGACCTTGTTGACTTCTAAATTTGCTGCTTGCGTACAACTTAGAAAGTTTAGTTCTTGCAGCAACTGTGGAGTACTTCCTGTCTTTTGTATGAACCCCAAACCTACCCTTGCGCAACATGTCCTGCGTGTTGTCTTTTGGCGTGCCTAGAAATAAGTGACTGGGGTTGACGCAGAGCACGTTGTCGCATGTATGCAGCACCCATGCATCTTGTATGGGACCGTTGCACAATTCATACACGGCCCTGGCGGCTATTCTGCTCTTGTGCACGAATTCGCTGCATTGTCCATACCCGGCTCCGCGCGTAGAGCCATTCCACTTCCAACATTCTTCCAGGTGCGTGCAGCTACACCTAGACACGAATTCGCTTAGATACTTACCTACCATGACGCACCCCACCTAGACAAGTCTGGCAGCGGCTCTTTGAGGTCTTGCAAGTTACCCAGGTCTGCGCCCCACTCGCCGTCGCTAAGCAAAGGCACGTCCAGCTCTATGCTCATCATACAATCACGCAGGATGAGCATCTCAGACTTGAGCGCGGCCTTGGGGCAGCTGATGTCGTTTTCGTCGTACACGCTGAGCATGAAGCGGCCTTCCCTACGCGCGGCGTCGTAGCGTATGATGGACTCCTTGGTGATGTCGGCTGAGCTACCTTGAATCAGGTAGTTGAGCAACTTGTACTCGAAGCTCATCACCTTGCCAAATTTCTCGCTGTACGCGGGCGGCTCACAGAAGTATTCGCGCCCACCCCAGGTGCGAATGGGTTGCCCGGACTTACTGCGGGCGATAATAGCCTGGCTCAGACCCTTGAGGCCCGGTAGCACTCGCATCTGAGCATCACGGAACCGCTTGACCTCGTCCACCGTGCGACCCATCGCTTCCGCCAAGCTACCCAGGCCCTGCCCGTACACGTACCCGAAGTTCAAATTCTTCGTAATCCGCCGGTCCACCTCGATGCCCAACAACTCGTGAATCTGGCGACGCAGAAAATCGTGCACGTCAAGACGCGGGTCCTGTAGGTACGCTTGCAGCAACGCGCCGTCTTCAAAGTGCGCCAACACGCGGAGCTCTTGTTGTGCGAAGTCTCGCCGCCCTATGACGTGACCCTTTTTGTCCGGTAGGATGTAGCTCCGTACCCGAGGCAGCTGGGGCAGTCCGTTGATGTGGGTGGGCATGATGAAGCCCATACCATCGGACACTTCCTTGGGCATGTTCAGAAAGTTGGGTTTGTCGCTGCTGGGACGGCCTGTGCGGGTACCGCCTGTATCGCCACCCCCACCCTTAGACTGGCGCACCTGGTTCCACTGCGTGTGCATCCAGCCATCGTGGGTGAAGTGCTGCCACGGACGGATGAAGGTTTCCAGTATGGTGGCGCACTTCTGCCGGTAGGCGTAGGCGGCGGCTAGCCGCTTATCACGGAAGTGCTCCAGCTTCATATTCTTGCGGCTGACGCTGTCCCGCCCGGTAGCGGTTTGGGTCCACTGCGTGATGGCGTCGGCGGCCTTCAACGCCTTAGCCACCTCTGCGTCCTTGTCCAGGTCCAGTGTGGGTGCCTTCAATGATTTCCGAATCCACGTGTCGGTCTTGACCTGCGCGGCCTCGAACATCGCCCGGTCCCGCTCCAGCGCCGCCGTGTCCACGCGCACCCCCTCGCGCTCGTTGCGCAACAGGATAGGCATGAGTTGGCGTTCGCGGTCATAGGCGGGACCCATACCACGCCCCAGTATCTGCGGGTACAGCATGTTGAAAATCTTTTCCGTGCGCGTAATGTCGCCGTTGGCGTAGGGGCCGGCAATGTCGCCCGGTACATAAGCCACAAACGCCCCCGCGTTGGAAGGCTTAATACCCCCATACAGGCTGACGATTTCAGGGAACTCGGCTTCCAAAGTCTTCTTGTGAGCGAGCACCCAAGCCTTCACAACGTCTTGCTCCTCCGGCGGCATACCCAGTAGGCGTTCCGAACTCGGCTTCAGACCCAGTTCACGCTGGTGAGGGTCGTCCAGGAACAATAGGAACATCGTGTCGTGGCACAGACGCCAGTCCGGCACCGCCAGACCGAAGTGCTCGTAGGATACGTCCAGATCGAACTTTTCGTTGTGGCAGACAATGGGGTGGTACTCCGAAGCGGCTGCGTAAGTTTCGGTCAGGATGCGCCGCGCGTCTTCCTTGGTGCAGTTGTTGCCGCCGGTACGGTGACCCCAGGCGAAGAAGCGCGGTGCACGCCACCCCGGCACTTTCAAACTGAAGCTCACCGGCTCAGGGGGGTAGTGCGGCCGCGTGCGTATGGGCAGTGTCTCGTAGTCTAGGAATATCGGCTTCATGAAGTTACGTCCATGTGGTGTGAGATTGCGCAATGGATCAGGCAGTTTAAGCACATGCCTAGGTGCACCGACGCAGCTGGCGCGGCCTCCGCCGCACGTCTTACGTCAATACTTGCCGGACTTCTTGGCTGGGGCGGCCTTGGCGGGTGCAGACTTAGCCGGGGCGGCCTTGGCGGGCGGGGTGCCGCGCTTCATAGCCTGCGCCGCGCGGCCGTGGGGCTTCATGGGCTTGGCGCCCTTGGCGTCCAGGTCGGCCTGGCGCGGGTAGGGGGCAATGATGTCCTTGCGGGCGGCGGCGGTCTTGGCCTTCATGGCTTCCCAGAGCGGCTGGTCGAACGTGATCAGCTCCTTGAAGGTGAACTTGATCACGAACTGGCTCTTGGGGTCCGGCACCACGCTCACCGTGGTCACCACACCATAGTACGGGCGTTCCAGCTCTTCCGCCAGGACCTCCTTCACGTACTTGGCCCAGTGCTTCACACTCATTACCGGCACGCTCAGTGAGCGCGGCTCGCTGGCCGTGAGGGTCTCGGCCGATTCCAGTGAGTCCTCGGTGACGAGCATCAGGCGGCGGATGTTCTTGCACGCCTTGCCGCGCCCCACGTCTGCGGAGCCCATCTCGTTTGCCCAGCACCCGGCGCACAGGCCGTTGTCGTCGCCTTGCTTGTTTTCCACCTCGAGCGGAGCCATACCGTCCTCGGGGTCCTGCGCGTCGGGGTCACCATAGGCGTAGCAGTCCGGCACGGTGGGTTGCGCAGGGTTGTAGGGTGTGCTGTAGTACTCGTTGAGCGGTACGGCCGCGAGCACCACCACGTCAATTGAGTTGCCTTCCACAGCTTCGCCGTCGATAGACATCACACCTCCGTTGATGTTGATGCGGGCGACACCTTCGCCAAATACCTTCTCGCCTGCCGCCTGCTTGACGGACGCGGCCTTCATCTCTTCTTCCCACAGAATGACTGCTGTGCCAGGGGTTTTCTTAGTAGCCATGATTCACTGTTCCTTATACAGAGTTGCGGAGTTTGTAGAGCCGTTCTTCCTCGTCCAGGACCAACCACGACGGCGGGGCGCGTCTGGTCCACTTCATGAGTGCTTGCTTGTGCGCGACGTAATACGCGCGGTAGCTGGCGGGTGTGTCGTAGCAGCCTTCCGTTATCACCTGGCACTCCGGGGGTACCTCGGGTGCGGGCTGGGTGAGCCCCTCCGGCAGGTTAGGCGGGGTGTGCTCCAGCGCCCACAGCACAGGCGTCAACGGGTGTGGGTGGCGCCACCGGTACTGATGCTCCATGCTCAGTGCCAGCCCATAGGCCCACACCCAGCCGTAGTTGTCCACCGAGGCGCGCGCCCACACCGCCAGGGCGTGCTCCGTGTGCTCGGGCCGGTGTATGCGCTGACCGCACAGCAGGTAGTATGAGCGCTCGCCCGGCTGCTCCTCATAGAGCGGGTCCGGCGGGGGGTCCTGGGGGGTAGCCTGGGCGCGTGACGCGGGGGGTGTCCGGCGGCGGATTAGGTGCCCATAGGGCAGCGCTTTGTCCAGCTCATGCTCCATAGGGTTGTGCTGATGCCAGGCAGCGCTGAGCACCTTCACCGCCGCCCCCAGCCCCAAAGGCACGTGCACATCACACACGGCCCGCGCGGCCGCTACGGGGTCGGAGTCCAGGTAATACAGCGGCAATGCAGGCTCCCTGTACAGGGCCGCCGCTACGTCGAATTGTGGTAGGGGGGTCATGGGGCTGGGCGCGCGTCTACAGCTTGTTGACGCTGAGGGTGGGCACTTTCAGCGCGGCTACACCCGGCACCTTGACGCCGGATTCCCACAGTTCCTTGATGCCGCCTTGGTTGGCCGCTTTGTTCATCAACCCCCACACGCCAGGGTTCTTCTTCTGATGAGAAACCAGATAGCCGCGAAACTGATCCCAGTCTTCCACCTGGAATACGGTCTTGGACTCCACCGCTACGCGCACCACCTTGCCGGCGATACCGGTGGCGTTAGACTTGGGCAGGTTGTTGATGATGTGCTCACGGAGAGCGGTCTCCTGAGCTTGCAGCACGTCCACATCTTTCTGGATGGCGAGGCGCTGGTTGCGGGTAGCGTAGAGCTGATCTGCGCACTCGGCAAGGGTCTTGGGCAGTTTGAATTTGGCAGTGGCCATGGTACATAGGCTCCT